TACAAACAGAGTTCCAACTACTTAATGCTAGATTATCAGAGAAAGCAGATTTATTAGAAAATGCTGAAGAGCAAATATGGTCTTTCTTTGCTAAATGGCAAAACAAAACTTTTGATGGTCAAATAGATTATCCTGATACATTTGATCTTAGGGATTATGCGGCTGATCTACAATTCTTACAAGTGGCAAAAGCTAGTGGAGTGAAGTCAGACACATATACAAAGGAAATAGATAAACAAATAGCAAAGGCAGTAATAGATGATGATGAAAAGATTGATGCAATACATCAAGAAATTGATGCTACTTCTACGACTATCGGACAATTCCAAACAAACTTACCAACAGCCGAAGAAGAAGAGTAATGGCAAAAAAGAAAAGAAAAAAAAGACGAGTTCCAAAAGACAAGGACTCAGGACTTCCGAAAAAGTATCTGTCAGGACTAAAAGGAAGCAAAAGGTCAAGAAGAGCAAGTCTAATAAAGCGAGTAGCCTCTATATATAAATCAGGTGGTTTTATTCCTAGAGGATTACTAAGAGCAAGGACAAAAGCATAATGGCAGTTAGAAGAAAACCTTTATCAGCTTCAGTAAAAGCAACTCTTAGAAGAAAAGCAAAAGCATCTAAGCGATATACTTATGGAACTTTAGCTAAGGTTTATAGAAGAGGACAAGGTGCTTTCCTTAGTGCTGGAAGTAGAAGAGTTCCTATGGCGGCTTGGTCTATGGGTAGAGTAAACAGCTTTCTTAGAGGTTCAAGAAAACACGATTTAGATTTACGAAAAAAAAGAAAGAAATAAATGGCTAAATATAGAGGTAGAACTGTAACCCTTAATAAACCATTTAGAACTTCAGGCGAAAGAAAGAAGTTTGGGGTTTATGTCAGGAATAAGAAAACAGGTAATGTTCAAGTAGTTCGTTTTGGAGACCCAAATATGACTATAAAAAAAAACAATCCAGCGAGACAGAAATCATTCCTTGCGAGACATGGTGCTACATTGAAAAGAATGAGAGCTAAGGGGAGACAAGTAAACTTACAGCCTGTTTTTTGGGCAATAAAGTCTTGGAGAAAAGGCTTTAATGTATAATGGCAAGACAAGAGTTTTTAGAGAGGTTAGCAGATAACCACGAAATCCAAATCAAGAAAACACTTGAGGATTTAGAAGCAAGAATAGTATCACAAATATCTACTGTAACTGAGGGTGCTGATGCAGTTTCAACAAAGATAGCCATAGAACTTAGAACTGATCTTAAACAATATATAGACGAAACATATAGAACTACAGCCGATACTTTAGTCAGGGATTATGACCAAATAGTAAATGAGTTTATGGAAGAGTTTGGTGGTTTAGATATACCTGATAAGTTCAAATCATTAACTAAGGTAGATTTACTTACAATCAATCAACTAAAGTTTCAGCAATTTGCTGGTTTTGAAGATTTAGCAAATAGATACCTAAATGAAATATCTTCTCAAGTTTATCAAAACGCAATAGCTGGTAAGCCTTTTAATGACATAGTTAAAGACCTGAGAGGTTTAATTACAGGAGATGTAGATAGAAGAGGTAGACCAATGAGTACATATGCTTCTCAGATTGCTCACGACTCAGTAATGCAGTTTGATGGTCAGTTTACAGTTTATAAATCAAAAGAAGCTGGACTTGATAAGTTTAAATATACAGGGACTTTAGTAACAGACTCAAGACCTCATTGTGTAACCCATTTAAATAAAGTTTATACTGAAGAGCAGATTAGAAGTATTTGGCAAGGTTCTTGGGCTGGTAAATCTGAGGGAGACCCATTTACTGTTAGAGGTGGATATAGATGCAGACATACTTGGTTGCCTGTAGCTGATGAGTTCTTTGATGCTGAAGAAACCCAACAAGAAGATAAACCTTTGTCTTTATTTGGAGATGTTTCTAATGCAGAAAAAGATTTATTAAAACAAGCATTTGGAAACAAAATTACACCAATGTCAAAGGTAATTGCAACATTACCACCATTGAAAACATTTTTAAAAGAAAGTGGTGGTTTTTATAGAGCAAGTGATGATGTTTTAAATATGGGTAATAATGGTATTGATGAAATAGATAATTTGAGAACATTTATACATGAATATGGACACAGAATAGATAGACAATTAGGGGCTGTTTATAAAAAAAACAAACAAATTATTCTTAGTAAATACGGAAAAAATACTGCTGAAAAAATAATTAATAAAGATTTACAAAGTATTTCACATTTACAAGTTCAATCATTGATAGATGATACTAAAACTTTAACTAAAGATTTAAAAAAAAGAAGAGCTTTGTTTTATGATGATTTTCAAAAAGCAAGATTAGAATCGCCTAGTATTCTTAAAAAAATACAAAGAGAAGAATATTATAAAAATTTGAATAAAGAACTAAATGTAGTTTTATCTACAGAAGAAGTAAAAAAATATTTAAGATATAATTTAAGAACTTCAGGAGAAGAACAAATTTATCGTTTTAAATTAAAATTAAAACATAAAATTTTTGAAAGTGAAAATGGAGATTATGATTTGCAATTTTCAAGAGGTTTTAATGATTTTGTAGGTTCTATTACAAAAAACACTATTGGGGGTGGACACAGCAAATATTATTATAATAGATCGCCAACTATTGTAAGAGATGGAACAAAAAATTACACGCATAGACAAACACTAGAGGCTTTTGCAAATTATACGCAAATGACATTTGATTTAAACAAAGTAACACCTGTGATGAATATGAATGTAAGAGAAATAGAAAAAAAACTGATGCAATTTTATGCACAAAACACAACTAATTCATTTGATGAATTTATAAAGGAGTTTAATAAATTATGATTGAAAAATTATTAAAAGTTTATGGAGAATATAAAAAAAAATATGATGATTTTCCTATTGTAACATTTAATTTATCTGAAGAAGATCAAGAGTCTTTAGCAGATTTTGTTCAAATTGTTTTACAAGAAAATAGACAAATTACAGAAAAAGAAATACAAGAGTTTAACGATATTAGTGAAGATATTGATATTTAAAAAAAGGAGTAAGTAATGGCTGACGAGCAAAAAACGGAACAGGAACAACAACCTGTAGAAAACAAAGTTGAAGAAGTAATAGAAGAAAAAGAACCAATGGTATCTCAATCAGAGGTAGATAAAATAGTTGAGAGAAGATTAGCTAGAGAAAAATCTAAATATGAAAAGATGTATTCAGGTATTGACCCTGAACAAGCTAGAAAACTATTAGAAGAAAAAGAAAATAAACAAATGGAAGATCAAAAGGCTAGAGGCGAGTTTGAAAAAATATTAAAAGAACAAGCTGATAAATCCAATAAAGAGATTGCTGGTTTACGATCTGAGATTGAAAAAGTAAAAGTTGATGGTGCATTACTTAATGCGGCTTCAAAGAATTCAGCGATCAATCCTGAACAGGTAAAAGATTTGTTAAAAGGTAATGTTAAACTTACTGATGATGGAAAAGTAGAAATACTTGCAGAAAATAAACAGCCAATATATAACAAAGACGGAGACCTGAAAAGTATTGACGAATATGTAAAGGACTTCATTACAGATAATCCTCACTTCCAAACAGCAACCCCATCAGGGTCAGGAAGCAAGGCAAATCTGGGTAAGGTTGACGCAAAGCCATTTAATCTTGCGGATTTAGATATGACAAAGCCTGAAGATAGAAAGCAATATGCTGAATATAAAAGGGAAAGAGATAAGAATATTGTCATTGATTTAACACGAAGCTAATAGGAGATTATTATGGCTAACGAAACGACAAGTAGCACAGTATCGGAACTATATACCGAAATTGTAGCTGAAGCATTGTTTGTTGCTCAAGAGCAATCAATCATGCGTGGTCTAGTGCGTAATTATACAATCGCTGGTGGTGGTAAATCTGTAGAAGTACCGATTTATTCATCAGTAAGTGCGGCGGCTGTAAACGAAGCAACAGACTTAACTAACACAGCAGTAAATCCAAGTTCAGTAACAATAACTGCTACTGAAAAAGGTGTAATGACTACACTAACAGATTTAGCAAGAAATTCAGCACCAAGAAATGTTGCTGGAGATATTGGTAGATTATTTGGAGAAGCAATCGCTAA